TGCACCGAACATCCAGGATGCTATTGCAAACAAGATTGCAGGCATGGTTGATATTGTTGCAAGGGTTGTGGTTGAAGATGATGACAGCAGAACACTGAACTTCAAGCAGAATGAAGTTATCTTTGGCGGTGGCAGATTAAAGGGAATCAGTCAGACAACCATTCCCCTTTCATGGGATGCACTGATGGATGTTTATGACCAGGCAAATCAGGCAGTAGGAACACCTTCACAGAAGTCCACAGAAGCCACACAGAAGCCTGGAAGAAGAAAGGTGAACAATTCCACACCTGATGCAGAAAATGTCCAGGACAAGGCACAGAGTGAACCACAGCAGGCATCTGAACCAGTGGAAGAACAGCAGGAAGCACCTGCAATGAATCCACCTGAAACAGAAGAAAATCAGGAACAGCAGGCAGAGCCTGAAAAACCAAAAACAAGAGTTAGAAAAAGAAGGGGTGAAAACTAATGGATGAATTATTGAAGATGCTGATTGAAGCAGCAGAGAAAGAAGGAAAGGTGCATGTTATCAAGAAGACTGTCAACAAGGATAACAGCATTGAAAAGGAAGCACAGGAACTGGCACATGCAAACAAGATTCTGTATGATGCCCACATCAAGGAAGGGTTCACAAGTGAAGAAGCACTTGCCCTGGTAGTAGCAACATTAAATTAAGAAAGGTTAAAAAGGTGAAAAATTATGGCACAGGACATGTTCAGCAGATGGGATAAGGAAATTGACACAGAAGGATTGCAGAAGGATGTTGCAGAAGCTGCTGCAAATGGTGGCGGTGGAAATTACAAGGAAGTTCCACATGGTAACTATGAAGTTGCAGTTCAGCAGATGGAACTGAAAGCATCCAAGAAGGGTGACCCTATGGTCAGCATTTGGTTCAAGATTGTTTCTGATGGTGAGTACAAGGGCAGCATGATTTTCTATAATCAGGTTATCACCCAGGGATTTCAGATTCACAACTGCAATGAAATGCTTCGCAAGATGGTTGAAGAAATGGGTGCAGACATGCCTGTTGTGGAATTCAAGACATACAAGCAGTATTCTGAATTACTTATGGACATCTATGAAGCAGTTGCAGACAACTTTGAATATGCTTTGAAGTACACTGCAAACAAGAAGAACAAGGATTTCAGTGACTTTGAAATCACAGAAGTATTTGTTCTTGAGTAATTGAAACAGGTTCTTCCCAAGGTGCAAATTTTTTTGGAAATCTTGTATCTTGGGAAGATACTAAATTGAAAGGAAGGTGAAGAAAATGCTGTTTTATGACTTTGAAGTCTTCAAATATGACTGGTTGGTTGTAGTGATTGATATGACAGAGAAAAAGCAGCATGTCATCATCAACAACAAGGAAGAACTTGATGAATTGTATCAGGCAAAGAAAAATGACATTTGGGTTGGTTTCAATTCAAATCATTATGACCAGTACATATTGAAAGGGATTCTTTGTGGATTTGACCCAAAAAGAATAAATGACTTCATCATTGTCAAAGGCAATCCTGGATGGAAGTTTTCTTCACTGCTTCGCAACATTCCATTGAACAATTATGATGTGATGTTGAACCTGGACAAAGGATTGAAGTGGTTTGAAGGAAGCATGGGAAACAACATCAAAGAAACTGGTGTTCCATTTGACATTGACAGGAAACTGACAGAAGCAGAAATTGCTGAAACAGTGAAATATTGTGTGCATGATGTGGAACAGACCATTGAAGTATTCTTGCAGAGAAAAGAAGAATTCAATGGAAGGTTGGAACTGGTGAAACTTGCCTGCAAGGGCAAACCACTTGACCTGTCCTTGATTTCAAAGACCAAACCACAGTTGACAGCAATTGTCCTGGATGCACACCGACAGGGTGACAGGGGTGATGAATTTGACATTGACTTTCCTGACACAAACCAGGTGAAAAAATACAAGGATGTTTTGGACTGGTATTCAAACCCTGATAATAGATGTTATTACAGACACATTCCAGGCAAGAAGCAGCCTGAAAAAAACCAGTATTCAGTGATGGTTGCAGGATGTCCACACACATTTGCATGGGGCGGTGTTCATGGGGCATTGGAACAATATAGTGGTGAAGGATATTATCTGATGATGGATGTTGCTTCCCTTTATCCTTCTTTGATGATTAGATATAACCTGCATTCAAGAAACATTGCAGACCCACAGAAATTTGTGGACATCTATCATGAAAGACTGGAACTGAAAAAGAAAAAAGACCCATTGCAGGCGGTTCTGAAAATCGTGTTAAATTCAACCTATGGTGTATTAAAGGACAAGAACAATGACTTGTATGACCCTTTGATGTCCAACAAGGTTTGTGTATATGGTCAGATTCTTCTGCTTGACTTGATTGAACACATTGAACCTTATGCACAACTGATTCAGTCCAACACAGATGGTATTTTGATAAAAATGCCTGATGGACAGGATGAAGAAGAATGGTTCAACCTGATTGATGATATTGCTTGGGAATGGGAACAAAGAACAGGTCTGACACTGGAATTTGATGAATACAGAAAAGTATTTCAGAAGGATGTGAACAATTACATCATTGTTGCACCTGATGGACATATCAAGTCAAAAGGTGCTTATGTGAAGAAGCTGTCAAATCTTGATTATGGTGATTTTCCTATTGTGAATCATGCATTGGTTGAATACATGGTCAAGAATGTTCCAGTGGAAAGATTCATTCATAATTGTGATGAACTGAAAGAATTTCAGATGGTCACAAAGATAACAAGTAAATATTCCACCATTTTGCATGGTGATGAACCGATAAAAGAAAAATGCATCAGGGTGTTTGCTTCCACCAGGGAAACAGATGCAGGTGTGAAGAAGGTGTCAATCAGAACAGGGAAGCCTGAAAAGATTGCATCCAGTCCTGAACACTGCTTCATGTTCAATGAAAACATGACTGATGTCAGATGTCCTGCATACCTGGACAAAGACTGGTATGTGGAACTTGCAAAGAAAAGACTGAAAGATTTTGGGGTGATGTGATGGATATACAAATCAAATATGACAATGGACAAATGAATATTCATATGGATGCATTCTTTCCAACATCCCAGGCACGATTGAAGAAGCTGTTGAAGATTGTTGACTTGGATTTTGAACATAGAAATGACATTGTTCAGACCATGCAGCAGTTTTTCCAGGATAAGGTGAAAGAACTGGAAGAAAGAAGAATCAGTTCAGGAAAGAAAGCAGTTGAATATAAACAGAAGGTTGCAGACACAGCTGCAATCATTGAATCCAGGAAACATCCAAATGGTGTTCCATTGACAAAGGATGAACTGGCAGACATGAAGGAACAGAACAAACACTTCAAAGCAGTATATGCAGGATGCATTTCTGATTTTAACAGATGCATCAGACAGAAGAATTTGTTCTTGAAACACTTGGAAATTTTAGAGCAAAGGAAGTGATGAAGGATGTTTTTCAAAGGTTATGTTGAAACCAAGGACAAAAAGTGCATTGAAAAATTCAAAAACAGAACAGACTTCAAGACTTATGAGCAAGTCAAGTCACTTCCTGAATTTGCAGGAATTTTGGATGAAGAAACAATCCTGGTTGACATTGATGATTTTGAACAGTCAGAAGTGTTAATGAATATTGTGGAAGACCTTCAATTGAATTGCAGGGTTTACGCAACAACCAGGGGAAAGCACTTTTTGTTCAAGAATGCAGGTGTGGACAAATGTTTCACACATTGCAAACTGGCAATTGGTTTGACAGCAGACATCAAGGTTGGTGTGAAAAACAGCTATGAAATATTGAAATATGATGGAAAAGAAAGACAAATCATATATGACATATACCTGGAAGATGGTGAAGAATATCAGGAAATTCCAAAGTGGATGAAACCAGTCAGGGGAAAGGCTGAATTCCTGGACATGGATGCAGGTGATGGAAGAAATCAGGCACTGTTCAATTACATTCTGACATTGCAGTCAGCAGATTTTGAAAAGGAAGAAGCAAGGGATTGTTTGCGAATGATAAACAAATATGTCCTGAAAGAACCACTTGCAGAAGATGAACTGGATGTCATCATGCGTGATGAAGCATTCAGCAAGCCTATTTTCTACAAGGGAACAACCTTCCTGTTTGATAAGTTTGCAGTGTTCCTGAAAAATAATCATCACATTATCAGGGTGAACAGTCAGCTTCACATGTATAAAGATGGAATCTATGTTTCAGGTCAGGAAGAAATTGAAGCGGTAATGATTCAGCACATCCCACAGTTGAACAGAGCCAAAAGACAGGAAGTCATGTCATACCTGAATATTTTAATCAGGGATAATACAAAAACTGCACCTGCATGTGTGATTGCATTCAGAAATGGTCTTTACAATGTCTTGACTGACAGTTTTTCAGAATTCACACCTGATGTGGTCATTACAAACAAGATTCCATGGGATTTCAACAGACAAGCATCCAGTGAAGTGATTGACAGTATGCTTGACAATGTGTCTTGTGGTGACCATGAAATCAGGTCACTGCTTGAAGAAATAGTTGGTGCTTGCATGTATAGGTCAAACACCCTTGCAGGCGGTAAAGCATTCATTCTGACAGGAACAGGAAGCAATGGAAAAAGTACATACTTGAAAACACTGTCAAACCTTATGTCAGAAAAAAATATATCAGCACTTGACCTGAAAAAGTTGGGTGACAGATTCAGTACAGTCATGATGTTTGGAAAACTTGCAAACATTGGTGATGACATTTCAAATGAATTTGTGACTGACACATCACTGTTCAAGAAGGTTGTCACTGGTGAAACCATAGATGCAGAACAGAAGGGTCAACCAAAGTTTGATTTCAAACCATTCTGCAAGCTGCTGTTTTCAGCAAATAACATTCCAAGAATGGGAAAGGGTTCTGATTCACAGGCAATCATGAGAAGACTTGTTATTGTTCCATTCAATGCAAAATTCAAGTCTGATGACCCAAATTTCAGACCAGGAATTGAAGAAGACCTGAAAGGTCAGGAATCAATGGAATATCTGATTCAGCTTGGAATCCAGGGATTGAAAAGAGTTCTTGCAACAAAGAACTTCACAACATCAAACAAGATTAAGCAGGAACTGGAAGAATATGAAGAAAGAAACAATCCACTTCTGATGTTCGTGAAAGATTGTGAAGATGAAGAATATGACATTGAAAGTGAACCAACATCAGCAGTTTATGACAGATACAAGGAATTTTGTCTTGCTGAATCATTGCAGGCACTTTCAAAGATTGAGTTTTCAAGGCAGGTTGTAAAAACCTTTGGTTATAAAGTCATTGATAAAAAAATCAATGGTAAAAAATACAGATTATTTCAGAAGGTGGTGAACTAATACATGGAAGAACAAAAATTGCAGATTCTTGAACTGTTCGGTGGAATTGGTTCACCAAGGGTTGCTTTGAAGAATCTTGGTGTTCCAGTGAAATCAATTGATTATGTGGAAATTGATGAAAAGGCGGTCAGGTCATACAATGCAATGTTTGCTGATGAACTGGAATATAAAACACAGTCAGTGGTTGGATGGAATCTGAAACCTGACATCCTGATTCATGGAAGTCCTTGTCAGGATTTCAGCATTGCAGGACATCAAAAGGGTGCAGATGAAGGTTCAGAAACAAGGTCATCCCTTATGTGGGAAACAGTTCACATCATTGAACAGATGGGTGAATGGAAACCAAAGGTTGTGATTTGGGAAAATGTGAAGAATGTTCTTTCAAAGCATATGAAACATAATTTTGACAGGTATCTGTCATATATGCAGATGCTTGGATATACAAACAATTATGAAATCTTGAATGCAATGGATTTTGGATTGCCACAGGCAAGACAAAGGGTCTTTACAGTTTCAATTCTTGATGGTGAAGCATTTAACTTTGACCTGATGAAAAGAAAACCTATGGAAAACATTGACAATTATCTTGAAGATGAAGTTCCTGAATATTATGTTGTAACACAACCATCAATGTTGAACAGGATTGCAGAAGGTGATTCAGTATTCAATGGAAGGGTTGAAGTTATCAAAGACCATGCAATGACAATCACATGCAAACAAATGAGGTGTCCAAACAGCGGTGTTGTGGAACTGGAAGATGGTGATTTCAGATATTTGACAGAAAGGGAATGTTGGCGATTGCAAGGATATTCTGATGAAGATTTTGAAGCTGCACTTTCTGTTCATCCAGGAAGACCAAATTGTCTGAATGGTGCTTTATATAAACAGGCAGGGAATTCAATTCCAGTCAATATATTTGAAGCAATGTTTGAAGTCATGCTTCCAAAATTTTTTGGCATAAATGTATCTTGAAAATAGACAGGAAGGAAGTGATGTATCTTGAAATGCTTGTTTTGCGGTGCAGAAGTTGAAATTGGCAAGCGGTGTGAATACTGCGGTTCAATGGCAGAATCTTCATATTATCCAAAAGAAAAGCCAAAGAAAAAATCCTACATCATGCTGAACTGTTCTGATTTTGATGAATATGCAGTTGTAAAAGGTGATTGCCTTTGGAATATCACAAAAAGATACTATGGAAAAACTTCAATACCTGTTTGTTGCAAGATTGCAGAAATCAATGGGATTGAAAATCCAAACCTGATATATCCAGGGCAAATAATAAAACTACCCAAAGGGAAGGTGATTCAGTGATAAAACCAACAATGATTCAGGATGACTTCATGGGTGACTTTTATCTTGGTTGTCCATCCTGCAAAGAAGCAATTCATTTTCCTTTGATAAGGAATCCAAATCATATCTATGACAAAAGACCAAAGCGGTGTTCAAAATGCGGTGAAGAATTTGACTGGTCAGATGAAATGAAAGGGGGAACACAGTGATGCATGATGAAGTGGATGATGCTGCACAGGTTGAATGGTGCAGGAAATGGTCAGAAAAGAAGATGCAGAAGAAAATCAAAAGGGTTCAGCACTGGTGCAATTTCAAAATTTATCTGAAATATGCCTGGTATGAATTCAGGGCAGCAATAAAAGGAAGGTGAAATTGATGAAAAATCATAACATGTGGTTTGTATTTTCTCTTTTATCACTTGTACTGATTGCACCATTCGGTGCTATTAACTCATGGATTGCAGTGCTTGCAATAATCATCAGCGGTGCATTTTTTGCTGTTTGGTACATCAAAGAAATGGAAAAACAAGAAAAGGAAGGTGAAAGGAAAATGTCAAATGTGATTCATCCTGGACATTATAACATCCCAGGAAGGAAAGAATGCATTGAAGAAATGCTTGATAAATTTGGTTATGGGAAAACAGAAGCATTTTGTGAACTGAATTCCTATAAATACCAGTACAGACACGAACAGAAGAATGGTCAGGAAGACCTGGACAAAGCATCCAACTATCAAAAAATGTTGCAGAAATACCTGGAAGAAGACCCAAGATTCAGAATTGCAGAACACTTTGGTCTTGCAGGTCAACAGAATCAGTTGATTGAAGAAATGGCAGAACTGACCCAGGCACTGACAAAATGGAACAGAAAGTGTGGACTTGGACAACCTGTTGCATCTGAATGGACAGTCAAAGCACTGGAAGAACACATCTTTGAAGAACTGGCAGATGTGAAACTGGTTCTTGACCAAGTGATTCATTTGATGGGATGTGAAGACCAAGTGCAACAGATTATGAAACAGAAGATTGACAGAACCTTTGAAAGGATAGGTGAACAGAATGCAGGCAATTAAAGCATATACACAGATTTACAATGATTTTGATGGTCAGAAGATGTTGAAAAAAATTGAACAGGTTGCAAGAACTTGTTACAAGTCAGAAGGGAAGATTCAGGAAGGGTCTGCTGCAAAGATGGTTGCATCCCTTATCAAATCAGGGCATGAAGCAATGCTTGAACATGCATCAGTCACAGTGAAGTTTGTTGTTGACAGGGGAATCAGTCATGAACTTGTCAGACACAGACTTGCATCCTTTGCACAGGAATCCACAAGATACTGCAATTATTCAAAGGATGACTTTGGTTCTGAAATCACCTTCATCATTCCTGAATACCTGGAATACAAGTCAGAAGGTTGGAACATTTGGAAGGAATCCATGAAGCAGGCAGAAGATGCATATTTCAAAATGCTTGATTTTGGACTGTCACCACAGCAGGCAAGGGCGGTTCTTCCAAACAGCTTGAAAACAGAAGTGGTCATGACTGCAAACCTTCGTGAATGGAGACATTTTTTCAAACTTCGTGCCTTGGGAACAACTGGAAAGCCACACCCACAGATGCTTGAAGTTGCTGTTCCGCTTCTTGAAGACATGAAGAATCTGATTCCAGTGGTCTTTGATGATTTGGTGGTGTGATGATATGAACAGACAGCAAAGAAGAATGGCACAAAAGAAAGGTCTTCCAGTGGCACATGAACCAGTCTTCAACATGAAGCAGTCTGACATCAAGAAAATTAAACAGGAAGCAAGCGAAAAGGCAGTGAACACAGCAATGATTCTTCTGCTTGGGATTCCAGTGAAAGTCCTGAAAGAACAATATGGATGGGGCATGAAGAAAAGACTTCCTGAATTTTGTGAAGCAATGATTGATGTCTATACAGATTTTTCAAATGGTGACCTGACACTGGAACAGTTTGCAGACCTGATTTATCAGGAATGTGGGGTGAAATTTGTAAACAATGAATAAATACAACAGTGAAGGTTATCCTGACCCAACTGCATATTATGGAACAAAAGAAATTGTCAGGGAAGAATCTGAACAGGAAAGAAGAATCAGACACCTGATGCACATTGTCAGGGAAGCTACACACTTGGCAGGATTTGAAGTGGTTGGAAGAATTACCTTCAAGGACAAGAAAACAGGAAAGGAATTCAGATGAAATTAGGATATACAGTCAGCAAAGAAAAAGGTGGTCAGTGGTACTGTCATCAGGTTGGCTTCCAATATGTTCCAGTGTTTGGTTCATTTGGTGATAAGAAAAAAGCACTGCATGTTGCAGCAGAAATGTGTGGTCTTCCATACAAAGAATACATGCAGTTAAGACAGAAAGGTGGATGTGAAAGATGAAACCAGTTAAAACTGAAACAACAAATGCTGTTTATACACTGGAAGGTTGCAATGACCTTCCAGTCACAAAATATGAAAATGTTGATAACAAGGAAATGGGTGTTGAAAGCTGTTGGGAACTGGATGCAGAAGACCTGGAAAACATCAAGAACAATGGTGGAAGGGTTTATCTTTACATTCAGGGTGCAGTTGTTCCACCAGTGCTTCTGACAACTGAAAGCATGGTGTTCTTCAAGGAAGGGGATGGACAGAATGAATGATAAAATTGCACAGCAACAGTTTCTTGATTTTATGCAGATACATAAAAGACCCATCATCAATATTGACACAATGGACTGGTTGATTGGTCAGGGATTCTTTGTGAAGCCTGCTGCAATTAAGCACCATGGCAACCACACAGGCGGTCTGTTTGAACATTCCATGATGGTTGCACAGGTTCTTGTGGAAATGACACAGAAGTTTGATATTCCTTGGACAAGACCTGAATCACCATACATTGTGGGAATGCTTCATGATGTGTGCAAACTGGATGACTACATAGATGAAAATGCATCTGATGTGGTGGTCATGGGAAGTGGTTCACCTGTCAGTAAAGACCCAAAGTGGATATACAATCCTGCACCTATGTTTGCAGGACATGGTGACAAGTCGGTGATGATGCTGTCACAAGTGATGACCCTGACAGAAGAAGAAATGTTGTGCATCAGGTTTCACATGGGTGCTTATGTCACAAGTGAATGGGATGCATTTGACAGAGCAATCAGAAAATATCAGTCAGTGCTTTTCACTCACACAGCAGACATGTATGTATCAAAAGTGAAAGATATTTGATGTTGGTCAAAGTGCAGTTCAATATGATGTTGAACTTCTGAAAGCCTTGATTTTATTGAAATTTTTGTATGAGGTTCAATATGGTCAAGATATATTCAATTTAAGAATATATAAAGATAGAAAATGATTAAAATTTAATGATTTTCTAAAAAATATCTATAATAGAAAAACAGTATGAGATTTTGAACCGAAAGTTGAAAAACCAAGTAAAATCAAGGCTTTTTGACCAGTCCATGATATAGGTGAATGATGAACTGATAAAGGAAGAAGGTGTGAAGGTGACAGCAAAGGAATATTTGTTGCAGATAAAAGAACAGAAGCAGAATATCAGGAAGCAGGAAGAATATATTCAAAGATTAAGAGATTCATTAACCATTGCAGGAATCAGTTATGACAAGGAAAGAATTCAAAGTTCCCCTGACCCTGATAAATTTGCAAAGATATTCGGTCAGATTGATGAAGAAGAACAAAGGCTTGAAGCTATGAAGACCAGGTTTGTGAATACAAGGGTGAAGATTATCAATCAGATTCATCAGCTCACAGAAGAAAAGCATCAGAATGTTTTGTATCTTGTGTATGTTGATGATATGACCCTGAAAAAAGCATCCCAGGAAATGTGTTTTTCATATGAGTATGTGAAAGAACTTCATGGTGCTGCATTGCAGGCTTTTGACCTGATGTTCCCACCACAGTCTGCTTGAATCCCACCACTCATGTTATATATAATATAACATGAAATGTTAGGTCAATAAGACATCCTTTGAAGAAGGGGTGTCTTATTTTTATGTTATTTTCGGAAGAAAGGAAGGGGTGAACCTTTGAATGGCAAAAGGAAAATATCAGGAATGGTTGACAGAAGAAGGTTTGCTTCAACTGGAATCATGGGCAAGGGATGGACTGACAGATGAACAAATTGCACACAATATGGGAATTTGTGTTGCTACACTTTACAATTGGAAGTCAAAATATTTAGAGATTTTAGAGTCCTTAAAAAGGGGAAAAGATGTAATTGACATTCAAGTTGAAAATGCTTTGCTAAAAAGAGCATTGGGTTATTCATACAAAGAAGTAACCAGGGAAAAGGTGTTCAATCCTGAAACTGGTCAATATGAACTGATGCCAACAAAAGAAGTCACAAAAGAAGTTGTTCCTGACACCACAGCACAAATATTTTGGTTGAAGAACAGAAGACCTGAACAATGGAGAGATAAAAGGGATGTTTCTGTTGAAGGTGAATTGAATACAAACAATCCATTTGCAGGTCTTTCAACTGATGAATTAAGAAAGATTATTGAAAATGAAAAATAAATCACTGATTCAGGCTGCAAAATGTGAACTGTCAAAAAGGGAATTTTGGACATATTGCAAGACCAAAGCACCTGACTTTTACAAGAATGACAGAACATTTTTGCATAATTTTTGTGATGACCTTCAACAGTTTATTGAACCAACAGACCAACATGATATTTTAGTTGTAAATATGCCACCAAGACATGGAAAATCAAGAACCATAGGAAATTTTGTTGAATGGGTTCTTGGTAATGACCAAACACAAAAAATCATGACTGGTTCATATAATGAAACTTTATCAACTAATTTTTCAAAAGGTGTCAGAAACACCATTCAGGAAATAAAAGCTGATAAAAACAAAATTGTATATTCAGACATCTTCCCTGGTGTAAACATAAAAAGGGGTGATGGTGCAATGAATATGTGGTCACTTGAAAATGGGTACAACAATTATTTGGCAACATCACCAACAGGAACTGCAACTGGTTTTGGTGCAACAATTATGATTATTGATGACCTGATAAAGTCTGCACTGGAAGCAAATAATGCAGACACACTTGAAAAACAGTGGACATGGTTCACAGATACAATGCTTTCAAGACTTGAAGAAGGTGGAAAAATCATCATAGTCATGACAAGATGGCATAGTTTGGATTTAGCAGGAAGAATCATTGAACAGTATGGTGATAAAGTCAAAGTTGTTCAATATAAAGCGGTTCAGGAAGATGGTTCAATGCTATGTCCTGAAATCCTTTCAAAAGAATCTTATGAAACAAAGGTTCAAGCAATGGGTGTTGAAATTGCAGAAGCAAACTATCAACAGAATCCTATTGATATAAAAGGAAGATTGTATCAGTCATTCAAGACATATACAGAACTTCCAAAAGATGCAGCAGGAAGACCTGTTTATTCTGCTGTTAAGAATTACACAGATACTGCTGACACAGGTGATGACTACTTGTGTAGTATTGATTATGTTGAATATAATCATGAAGCCTATGTCATCAATGTTATTTACACAAAGGATGGAATGGAAATCACAGAACCTGCTGTTGCAAAAATGCTTTATGAAGACCAGGTGAATGATGCTGATATAGAATCAAACAATGGTGGAAGAGGATTTGCAAGAAATGTGGAATCAATCTTGCGGAACACCTACCATTCAAATAGAACTATCATCAATCCATTCTTCCAGTCTAAAAACAAAATATCAAGAATATTGTCCAACAGCACATGGGTTATGAATCATATTTATTTCCCTGTCAACTGGATGGACAGATTTCCTGAATATTACAAAGCAATGTCCAGGTATCAGAAAGAAGGAAAGAATGCACATGATGATGCACCTGATGCAACAACTGGAATTGCTGAAAAGATAAACAAAGGACAAACATTCAGTTTTGATTAAAAATATACCCCTGCAAAGGGGTCTTTTTTGCGTGTTAGAAAAGGGAAGGTGAAAAACAATGACAGTTGATGTTTTAGGAACAAAATACACAATTACAGAATCAAATAAGGTGAAAGATGACAACCTGAACAGCGGTGATGGATATTGTGACCATTCCACAAAGCAAATTGTCATTGACACCTTCCAGGATTCCCCTGGTTCACTTGCTGATTTGAAAACATACAGACAGCAGGTCATCAGACATGAACTGGTTCATGCATTTCTGTTTGAATCAGGACTTGGTGCTGATAGTTGGGGCATAAATGAAGAAATTGTGGACTGGATTGCATACCAGTTCCCAAAGATGGCAGAAGCCTTTGGAAAGGTGGATGCACTATGATACATAGAAAGGTGGTGAAGAATGATGTTCAATTTTGCTGAATCCTTCAAAGCAAAACTTGAAAAACTGGTCAATATCAATGCTGCATCCAAGTTGACAGATGAACAGTTCATTGTGAAGGAAATCAACAGATTCAAGCAGTCACAGAGAAGAAAAGAAATGCTTGATGGTGAAAGATACTTTGATGGATGTCATGACATTCTGTCCAGGGAAAGGACAGTTATTGGAAAAGATGGTGAACTGGAAACAGTCAAGAATCTTCCAAACAACAGAATTGTTGATAATCAGTATAAAAAGATGGTCATTCAGAAATCCAACTATCTGTTGGGTCAACCTTTCACCATCCAGTGTGACAATGATGCTTATGTAAAGATTCTGAAACAGTTCCTGAATAAAAAGTTCATGCGAACTTTGAAAGCAGTTGGTGAAGATTCCCTGAATTGTGGAATTGCTTGGTTATTCCCTATGTATGATGACCAGGGCAAGTTCATTTTCAAGCGGTTCAGACCTTGGGAAATCATTCCAGGATGGAAGGATGCAGAACACACTGAACTGGAATATTTCATCAGAATCTATGAAGTGGTTGGATATGTTGGAAATACTGAAAAGGTCATTGAAAAAGTTGAAGTCTATGATGAATCAGGTGTTTCTTATTTTGAACTGACTGATGGCGGTCAGCTTATTCCTGATGGTGAACAGCATGTTCCATATTTCAGCATTGAAGACCAGGGATTCAACTGGACAAAGATTCCATTGATTCCTTTCAAGTATAACAACAAGGAAATCCCATTGATTAAGATGGTGAAGTCCTTGCAGGATGGTCTGAATCTGATTGAATCCAACTTTCAGAATCAGATGGAAGAAGACACAAGGAACACAATCTTGGTTCTTGTGAACTATGATGGTGAAAATCTTGGTGAATTCAGAAAGAATCTTGCAACCTATGGTGCAGTGAAGGTCAGAACAGTTGATGGTGCAGGCGGTGATGTCAGAACACTTCAAGTTGAAGTCAATTCTGACAATTACAAAGCAATTATTGAACTGTTCAAAAAGGCAATCATTGAAAATGCTATGGGTTATGATGCCAAGGATGACAGGATGTCAGAAAATCCAAATCAGATGAACATTCAATCAATGTATTCTGACATTGACCTGGATGCAAATGGAATGGAAACTGAATATCAGGCATCCTTTGAAGAACTGTTGTGGTTCATCAATTGCCATCTGTTCAATGTCGGTATGGGTGACTATGAACAGGAAGATGTGGAAATCATATTCAACAGGGATATGATGCTGAATGAAGGTGAAGTCATTGACAACATCAGCAAGTCTGTTGGAATCATCAGTGATGAAACCCTTGTTGCACAGCATCCATGGGTTGATGATGTTCAGGCAGAACTTGACAGACTGGAAGAACAGAAAAAGAAGAACATGGAAGAATATGGACTTGGATTCAATCCTGGTCAGAATGTTCCACCTGATGACCCAGGCGGTGATGGGGAAGGTGCAGGTGATGAATAATGGCAAAGAAATCATCTGCATACTGGCAGAAACGATTTTCAGCACTTGAAAACGCACAAAACCAGTACGGACAGAACACCTTCCATCAGATTGAACCTGCTTTTGATAAAGCAGAAAGACAGATTCAGGCACAGATTGAAGCCTGGTATGCAAGATATGCTTCCAACAATGGAATCACACTGGCAGAAGCAAGAAAACAGTTGTCTGCTGCTGAACTAAAAGAATTGCAATGGGATGTCCAGGAATACATCAAGTATGGACAGGAAAATGCAATGAATCAGCAGTGGATGAAGGAACTTGAAAATGCATCAGCAAGATTCCACATCAGCAGACTGGAAGCCTTAAAACTTCGGACACAGCAATCATTGGAAGTTGCTTTTGGCAATGAACTTGATTCCTTGGATGGTATGGTCAAAAGACTTTATCAGTCAGGATATTATCACACATGTTTTGAAGTGCAGAAGGGTTTCAATATTGGTTGGGAAATCGGTCAGATTGATGAAAAGAAGCTGCAAAAGGTCATCAGTAAACCTTGGGCAGCAGATGGAAAGACCTTTTCAGACAGGGTGTGGCAATCAAAGACCACAATGGTCAATGAACTGCATCAGCAGATGACAAGGACAATCATTCAGGGAAAAGCACCTGATGAAGCAATCAAGTCCATGACCAAATATTTGCAAAACAAGACCAAGAATGCAAAATACAATGCAGGAAGACTTGTGATGACTGAACAGGCATTCATCAGTTCTGCTGCACAAAAGGATGCATTCAATGACCTGGATGTTGAAGAATTTGAGATTGTCGCAACATTGGACAGTCACACTTCTGATATATGCAGGGAAATGGATGGAAAGCACTTCCCTATGAAGGATTTTCAACCAGGTGTCACTGCACCACCTTTTCATGTATGGTGCAGGTCAACAACTGTTCCATATTTTGATGATGAATGGGGCAGAAGCGGTGAAAGGGCAGCAAGGGGTGAAGATGGTAAAACATATTATGTTCCTGCTGATATGACCTATCCTGAATGGGAAAAGGCAATGGTTGATGGTCAGACAGATGATTTGAAACATGCTGTTCCTGATGGTACAATGAAGGTGGAAGAAGTTCACTGGTCTGATATGACACAAGGTGACACCTTCCAAAACAAAAAAGAAGCATTCAAGCATTTTGAAGATGCAGGAATTCACATTTCAGATTCCAAAAAATATCCTATGGATGCAGAAATTTCAAAAGGCATGGCAACATGGCACAGCAAGTTCACAAAGAATTTTGCTGATTTTGATGCAGCAATCAAGTCAAAGTTACCTTATATCAAGAATGTTGCACCATCTTCCCTTCCTGGAAACAGACTTGGTGATTTCACATATTATACTGGAAGCGGAAAAGTTGTTGGAATTCGTTTGAATTCAGGCTTGCATTCAACACTTGACTATGCATCAAAGGTTGCTGAAAAGTCATTTGAATCACATTGGCACAGTGGAAAGAATCCGCTGCATACAATCATTCATGAATATGGACATTATGTGTCACATTCAATGTCTATGCTGACCAAAAGTTCATTTGAACATGACATCATTCAGGAAGCATTGCAGGAATATAAAAAACTGCATCCTGAATATGAGTATGAAACCTATATTGGACTGAAAGATGCATTATCAAGATATGGTTCAACAAAAGAAGCTGAATGTTTTGCAGAAGCATTTGCAGAATATTTTGGTGAAGAAGAACCAAGGGAATTTGCAACCATATTTGGACATTTGCTTGAACAAAAAATGAAAGGGGTGAAGAAACCATGATGCAGGATGAAACAGATTTATTTGAAAGTGAATATGTTTACATTGGAAAAGATGAAAAATATCACATCAAGGATGAAGCACCTGATGAATTGAAGCAAAGATTCAATAATTTCTTCAATTCACTGGAAACAGAAGAAGATGGACTTGTCAGTCAGGCATAGTTCAAAGAAAGCACCTGAAAGGGTGCTTTTTTAATGCGTTAAAATATCAGACCTATTGAAAAATCTATGAAGAAGAAAATGTGCAGAGGTGACACAGAAGTAACTTCCTTTCAATGGGTCTGATTTTTATTGACCTGGTGGAAGTCGAAAAAAGACACATTCAACAACAAATCTGATGCTGAAAGAACAGCGAAAACAAACTGAAAGGATGGTTTTGAACATGAAAAGAAAGTTTTTGGAAGACATGGGTTTAGAGAAGGAACAGGTTGACAAGATTCTTGATGAAAACAGTCAGGATATTGGAAAGGCAAAGGGTGATTCTGAAAAGATTCAGAAAGACCTGGATGCAGCAAATGCAGAAGTTGAATCCTTAAAGGGTCAGATTTCTGACAGAGATAAACAGCTTGAAACTTTGAAGAATTCCACAGGTGATGTTGAAGCAATGAAACAGCAGATTGCAACATTACAGGCTGACAACAAGGCAAAGGATGATGCACATGCTGCTGAAATTAAGCAGCTTAAAATTGATGCTGCAATAGATTCTGCACTGACTGGTGCAAAGGCAAAGAATAACACTGCTGTCAAGGCACTTCTGAAAGACCTGGACAAGGCTGAACTTGCTGATGATGGCACAATCAAGGGTCTTGCAGAACAGATTGAAGCATTGCAGAAGTCTGATGCTTATTTATTCGACACCACAACCAAAAAGAAAACCCAGGTGAAGGGTGCAAAACCTGGTGAATCAGGAAATGATGATGGTGACCATGAGGTTGACACATCCAAAATGACCTATTCAGAACTTGCTGCTTATATGGCAGAACACCCTGATGCAGAAATTTAATCAATTTTAAGAAAGGAAAAGGTGAATTAAAATGGCAAAATTTGATTCCAAGAGTTTCAATCCACAGGCATTTGGAAAGTATGTGGATAGAATCCCAAATGTAACTAAAAACGAACTTGCAAAGAGCGGTGCAGTCGGTACAAATCAGAATGCACATGATGCCCTTGCAAATCAGACTGGTTCTCTTTATGCAAGAGTTCCTTATTTTGGCAGAATTGATGGTTCTACCAGTCAGAACAATGATGGTGGAACTGATATTACAAGCACAAGCACAACCACTTATGAGCAGGGTTTTGTTGTTGCAAGCAGAATGGATGGATGGACTGAAAAGTCTTTCAGCAAGAACATCACAGCAGGTGTTGACTTCATGGATAATGTTGCAGCACAGATTGCTGATTACAAGATGGATGTCAGACAGGCAATGCTGCTTGCAATCTTAAAGGGTGTATTCAGCATGTCCACAACTGGTTCAACTGTTGCTGCAAAGGCTGCAAAGGAATTCCTTGACAAGCATGTTTACAACATCACTGCAAACACTGGTGATGATGCACTTGTTGGTGCTACAACTCTTAACAAGGCAATTCAGAAGGCAGGCGGTGACAACAAGAACATCTTCAAACTTGTCATCATGCACAGTGAGGTTGCAACAAACCTTGAAAACATGAAGCTGTTAAAGTATATGACTTATACTGATGCAGATGGTATTGAGAGAGAACTTGCACTTGCAACTTGGAATGGCAGAACTGTCCTTGTTGATGACAACATGCCGACAGAAGATGTTGCAAAGACAAGTGATACAGAAGCATACACTGCTTACACAACTTATGTCCTTGGTGAAGGTGCAATCATCCTTGATGACATTGGTGATGCAGTTCCTTATGAAATGAGCCGTGACCCTAAGACAAATGGTGGTCAGGACACACTTTATGTGCGTGACAGATACATTTGTGGTGTTGATGGTATTTCCTTTGAGAAGCCTGCAACAATCACTGCATCTGCATCCAACACAGACCTTGAAACTGGTGCAAACTGGAACATCATCAATGATGGTACAAAGGCAATTCCACACAAGGCAATTGCTATTGCAAAGATTGTTTCCAAGGGTTAATTGATGAAAGAAGGGTGATGATATGGCACTGACAGATGAAACAAAGCAGTCCATCATCACAGCATTGAACACTTCCAGTCTTGATGAATCCTTCATTGAAGCGGTTCTGAAAAGACTGGATTCCTTTGGTTATGAAATCAAAGAATCTGATGCTTGGATGATTGGTTTTGCAATGCAGAAGGTGGAAAACACCATCAAGAATGAGTGCAATATATCTGAAATCCCTGACGGACTTTTTCACACAGCGGTGGACATGTCTTGTGGTGAATTCCTGTTTGCTAAAAAGCAGACTGGACAGTTGGAAATTGGTGACCTTGATTTAACTGGTGCTATTTCAAGCATCAAGGAAGGTGACACCCAGGTGAACTTCAATGGTGATGAAAGTGATTCTGACAAGGTTGACACCTTGCTGAATTATCTTCTGAACAGTGGAAAGGGGGAATTGGTGTGTTATCGAAAAATCAGGTGGTAAAGGCAAGGAAAGCAATTGAATCCATGTATGATGGTACTTGCACAATTACTGAATATCAGGAATACACCAAGGAAAACAAATCCACAGGACATCATGAAGTGGTGGTTTTGGAAGAGCAACCTTGCAGGTTGTCTTTTTCCAGTTTCCCAAATACAAATCAGACAGACACTGCTGCACAATTGGTTCAGACAATCAAGATTTTCCTTGCACCTGAAATCAGGGTGCAGGCAGGTTCAAAGCTGACTGTCACACAGAATGGTGTGACAACTGAATACAAGTCCAGTGGTGAACCTGCATTGTATCAGACACATCAGGAAATTATGCTTGAACTGTTTAAGGGGTGGGCATAAATGGCAAGAAGCGGAACATTCAACTTCCAGGACTTTGAAAAAATCAAAAACAACCTGGAAAAACTGAACCAGGAACAGGTGGACTTGTTCATTGATGCTTGTGCAAAAGAACTTGCAGCAAGACTTCTTGCAAAAGTCATCAAAAGGACACCTGTTGGTGATTATCCAAGCAGTTCAGGGAAAAAAGGTGGCACACTTCGCAGGGGTTGGACTGGTGGAAAGAATTCAAGTGCTGTTGCTTATGCTGATTCATTGACCATTCATCATTTTGGTGATGCTTATGTGATTGAAATTATCAATCCAGTGGAATATGCATCTTATGTTGAATTTGGACATAGGACTGCAAACCACAAAGGTTGGGTCAATGGTCGGTTTATGTTGACAATATCTGAACAGGAAATTCAACAGGCTGCACCTGCAATTATAGAAAAGAAGCTGATGAAGCAGATGGGGGAATTGTTCACATGATAAATAAAATTATTGATGGAATCAGCATTTCCCTGAATGCTGAATTCGGTGATGATTACAAGATTTATACAGAATCCATTGAACAAGGCTTGAAAGAGCCTTGTTTTTCTATTGTTTGTGTGAATCCAACAAATGAATTGTTCAGGGGCAAGAAATATTTCAGGAAGAATCTTTTCTGCATCCAGTATTTCCCTAAAGGGGAAGACAAGCGGTCAGAATGCATGGATGTCCTGGAAAGAATGTTTGATTGCTTGGAAGTCATCAAAGTTGGTGAAGACCTGCAAAGGGGAACATCAATGCATGGTGAAGTGGTTGACCAGGTTCTGAACTTCTTTGTCAACTATGACATGTTTGTCTATAAGGTTGAAAGCACTGATGCAATGGAAACTATGGATTTGACATCAAATGTGGAAAGGTGAAGACATGGCAAAAAGAAATAAAGCATCTGTTCTGAAATTCAGCAAGGAACAGATTGTTGCTTCCAAGAAATACAGTCCTTACAAGGACTTTTTCAATGGTAACTTGAAAACTGGTCAGATGTATTCAGAAGCTGAACTGAATGCACTGATTACAAAGAATTTTAAGAAAGGAACAGGTGAATAAAAATGGCACTTGGTGGTGGTACTTTTTTAACACAGAACAAGGTTCTTCCTGGTGCATATATCAATTTCATTTCTGTTGCAACTGCATCCACTAACATGACTGATAGAGGATATGCAGCAATGGGTCTTGAACTTGATTGGGGTCAGGAAGGAAAGATTTTTGAAGTCACAAATGGTGATTTTCAGAAGAACAGTATGAAGATTTTTGGTCATTCCTATGGTGATGACTGCATGAAAGGTCTTCGTGACCTGTTCAAGAACATTCAGACTTTATATGCATATCGTCTGAATGGTGGTGGCACAAAGGCAGCAAATACTATTGCAACTGCACTTTATGGTGGAACAAGGGGAAATGACATCAAGATTGCTGTCCAGGCAAATGTTGATGACAACCAGTTATTTGATGTTCAGACATGGCTTGATAGTGTTCTGATGGACACACAGACAGTCAAGAAAGCATCTGAACTTGTTACAAATGATTATGTCACATTTAAGACATCTGCTTCCCTTGCGGTAACAGCTGCAACAGCACTTGCAGGTGGTACAGATGGAACTGCAAACACAGCAGCACATCAGGCATTCCTGGACAAGGTTGAATCTTATCCTTCCATCAATGCAATTGGTTATGTTGGAACAGACACTGCAACAAAAGGACTTTATGCTGCATTTGCTAAAAGAATGCGTGATGAAGTTGGTGTCAAGTTCCAGGCGGTTGTGTATGGTCAGGCTGCTGATTATGAAGGTGTTATCAATGTCAAGAATAAAGTTCTTGATGATGCAAATGAAGCATCCCTTGTTTATTGGGTGACTGGTGTTGCAGCAGGAACTGCTGTCAATGCATCTGCAACAAACAAGATTTATGATGGTGAATTTGACATCAATGTTGATTATACACAGTCACAGCTTGAAGCAGCAATCAAAGCAGGTGAATTCACACTTCATCAGGTTGGTTCTGATGTGCGTGTTCTTACTGACATCAATTCCCTTGTCACTACAACTGCAAACAAGGGTGATGTGTTCAAGGACAATCAGACCATCAGAGTTTGTGACCAAATTGCAACAGACATTGCAAATCTTTTTGTGACCAAATACCTTGGTGTTGTTCCAAATGATGCAAGTGGTAGAACTTCCCTTTGGGCAGATATTGTGAAGCATCATGAGAACATGCAGAGCATCAGAGCAATTGAGAACTTCACAGATGAAGATGTGACTGTTGACCAGGGTGAAACAAAGAAGTCTGTTGTGGTTACTGACAACATCACTGTTGTGAACACTATGGAAAAACTGTATATGACAGTTTATGTGGCATAAGGAAGGGGTGAATCAGAATGTCAAACATTACCATGAAAGCAAAGGATTCTTTGTCTGCAAAGTTAGCTGAATGTTATGTGACAATCAGTGGCAGAAGATACAACTTCATGCAGGCAATCAACTTTGAAGCAAACTTTGAAAGAACCAAGACTGAAATCCCTATTCTTGGAAAGACTGGAATGGGTAACAAGTCAACTGGTTGGAAGGGAACTGGTTCTGCAACCTTCCATTACAACACCAGTATTTTCAGGGAAATGATGCAGAGATACAAAGACACAGGTGAAGATGTGTACTTTGAAATTCAGGTCACAAATGAAGACCCAACATCTGATGCAGGAAGACAGACAGTTGTCTTCATGGACTGCAACATTGATGGTGGTATTCTTGCCAAGTTTGATGCAGATGGTGAGTATCTTGATGAAGATATGGATTTCACATTTGAGGACTTCAAGATGCCTGAAAAGTTCAACCTGCTTGCAGGAATGTAATTTCAAACAAAATCCAAGGATGCAGTCAGAAAAATCTGACTGCATTTTTCTTGGTATCTAAAACAATATTGAAAGGATGGGTGAAAATACCATGTCAAATTTAAGTTTATTTTTAAAGAAAAACAAAAAGGTGAAGGAAAATGTGAAGTTTCCTGCAACAAAGTCACTTTGTGATGAAAAGGGAAATCCCCTTGAATGGGAAATCAAACCTTTAACAACCAGGGAATCTGATGACATCAGGGAAGCCTGCACCATTGAAATTCCTGTCAAGGGAAAGCCAAACATGTTCAGACAGAAGGTCAATTCTTCCAAGTTTGGTGCAAAGATGCTTGCATCTTCCATTGTATTTCCTGACCTTTACAATGCAGAACTTCAAGATTCTTATGGTGTTTCCACACCTGAAGACTTGGTTCGTGAAATGATTGATGACCCTGGTGAATATAACAAGTTCCTTGCTTATGTTCAGGAATTCAATGGTTTTGACAGTAACATGGAAGACAAGGTTGAAGAAGCAAAAAACTAATACTGGAAGGTGATGGTGATGCAAATTATGCACATTATGCTTTGCAAAAATTGCACATTTTACCTTCCCAGTTTGTGGGTCTTGACCCATACGAAAAAGCATTTGTTATTGCTTCGATAGATTTAAGAATAGAAAACGAAAAGAAACAAGCAAAGGCAGCAAAGAAAAAAGCCAAATAATCAGGGAAAGGAGTGATTCAAAATGGCAAGTATTTCTGCATCAGTTGAACTTTATGACAGAATGTCTGCACCACTTATGTCCATCATGAATGCAATGAACATGACCATTTCTTCCATGCGTGACATGCAGTCAACAATGGGAACAGACATGGACACTTCTTCCCTGGATGCTGCCACACAAGCAGCAAATCAGGCACAGGCAGCAATGGAAGCATTGAACCAGTCAATGCACACTGGTGGTCAGACACCAGGCACAGGCGGTTCAGAGCCTACACCAACACCTTCAACTGACCCTGTTCAAGTTCCTGTTGAATGGGTAACAAATGATTTGGATGTCTTTTCCAACAGTGGAATTGACAGATTTGAACAGGAAGTCACAGCAACAAATCAGATGCTGACAACACTTTCTGACAGACAGAATCAGATTGCACAGAATGCAGCAGGAACTGACATCTTTTCAGACAGTGCAATGCAGGACATCAATTCCATGGGTCAAAGAATCCAGGCAGTTCAGCAAAGGATTCAGCAGATTGAAAACAATCCAGTGAACCTTGGAACAGACACTGCAAATGCAGAACTGGAACAATTAAGGTCACAGTTGAATCAGGCATTGCAGGCACAGGAAGCATTGAACCAGGCGGTTGACAACATGGATGTATCTGCTGCAAATGCTGCATACAATCAGTTGTCAAGTACAGTGGCAAGCACTGAAAGATATATCAGGGATAATGCAGATGCACAGGGAAATTTGAATCAGCAGATTCAGGCAGGTGTGAACACATCAAATGAATTGGTTGATACAGTCAAAAGACTGGCACTTGCATATTTGTCCATGCAAAGTGTTCAGAAGGTTCTTGATGTGTCTGATGAACTGACAATGACAACTGCAAGACTTGACCAAATGAATCAGGCATTCAATGAAATCAATGGAACTGCAACAGAAACAGACACCATTGTGAAACAGATTTATGCATCTGCACAGAATGCAAGGGGTTCTTTTGGTGACATGGCAGCAGTTGTTGCAAAGTTCGGAAACAATGCAAGGGATGCTTTTGCAAGTCAGGATGAAGTTATTGCATTTGCAAACCTGATTCAGAAACAGATGACCATTGCAGGTGCATCCACACAGGAAGCATCAAATGCAATGTTGCAGTTGTCACAGGCACTTGGTTCAGGTGTGTTGCGTGGTGATGAATTGAATTCTATTTTCGAGCAAGCACCAAACCTGATTCAGTCTATTGCTGATTATCTTGATGTTCCTATTGGAAAAATTAGGGAAATGGCACAGGATGGACAGTTGACAGCGGACACTGTAAAGGCTGCAATTTTTTCCAGTGCTGATGACATCAATGCAAAGTTTGAAGCAATGCCTATGACTTGGGGTCAGGTATGGACTTCATTTCAGAACAGTGCATTGATGGCATTTCAACCAGTCCTGGACAAAGTGAATGAACTTGCAAACAATGACCAGTTCCAGGGATTTGTGGAAAATGCAATTGGACTGTTGGCACAGCTTGCGGTTTATGTGTTGGATTTCTTCAATACACTTGCAAGCATTGGTGCATTCATCAGTGACAATTGGTCAATTATTGCACCTATTGTCTATGGTGTAATTGCAGCACTGATTGCTTATGCAGCAATTTCAGGAATCGTTGCAGCGGTCAATGGTGTCATGGCACTTTCAGCAAGTGTTCATGCAGCAGCGGAAGCAATGCAGGCAGGGGCAACCTTTACTGCAACAGCTGCACAGTATGGTCTGAATGCTGCTTTGATGGCATGTCCTTTGACCTGGATAATTCTTCTTATTATTGCAGTCATTGCTGCTATTTTTGCGGTATGTAATGCAAT